AAATAGTGAACGACATTGTTTACCATAAGGCTTATTGTTGGCTACTACCTGGGAGCAGTTGGGATTGCGATGGCTACATCGTCCTGTGATTGTTCCATTAGTAATTACATCTCCATGAATTCTTCCTGTATCGTTATTAACTAATTTCAACCACGCATTATTACCATCAGCTATTTGTCCTAATCGCTTATTAATGAGCATGTATTCTCCCAGTGTTTTAGCTTCTGGGAAGGGAAGTTTTTCGAGGACATCATCATCAAGTTTTGGATTTCCTTTCTCAGTTTTTCCTTCTGGTACCCATTGGTACTTATTGAATAAGCGTTCAATAATTTGTTTACGTGATCCTGGATTGAATTTGTCATAACTTACTTTTTCAAATGGAACGCCTTTTACATAACCTCGTTTCTTATTATTTACTTTAGGAGTAAAAATTTCAGAACGTTTTAAGGGAGGGAATAATGTTTTTAATTCATTCTCCAATTTTTCTTTCTTCCCTCTGAGATCATCCACAAGATCAAGACATCTGTCCACATCGAATGGAATGCCTGTCCTAATTTGTTCATTGATCTTTTGAGCGAAGTCATGTTCAAGAACCAGAGCAGACTCAGGATACTTCTGATTGATAATATGATTCCATAATTTTTCGGTAACTCTGACATCTTGGATGCAGTAGTCGAGCATTTCCTGGGAGTACTCGGTGAAATCTTGGAACTCAATCTTGTGATCTGCAAGTCGATAGCCCCATGCCTTAAGTGAAGCAGAACCTTTGAGCTTCGGTGGAACTTCCTGATATTGTTCTTCGTCAAGGTCATAAAGCGTTTCTTTAGGCCAGATAAGACGTGTACATATCAGCGTATCTATTACTCTTGCTTTGAAATCAGTTCCATGTAATTTTTTAAGAACTGGAATGTCATAAAAGAGTATGTTATGACCGATTAAAACATCAGCGGAGTCCAGATGACTAATAGCATTATCAATAGCATCAGGGCCATAGCTGAAAGTGTTTCCTGATTGAATGTCATAAATAACCAGGCAATGGATTTTTGAAACGTCATCATATAAGCCATCAGATTCTAAATCAAATATAAGCCAGGATTCATCTTCTGAATCTGCCGTAGTCTTGAATTGAGAATTCCTCATGCTTAAGTTCTTTGTCATTCTCTTTAATCCAGTTCAAGAATTTTTGCATCTGAGTTCGATGCGGATTGTTAAATAGTTTAGATACATTTGTCTGTGAATCAAGTGGTACGAGTGTGAACTTATTATTAGTCACTTGTATTCCATGCGGAACACCCCTCTTCCAACAAGCGATTACGTAAGACATTGTTGATTTTTTCATGGAAGAATTCTGATAAATAATAATACAATTTTTAATAAATACAACTAATTAGTTGATGGAAATTTTGTTTTTGCTGTAACTATGGTTGAAAGAGAAACTTTATAAATAGCTGCCCATTCACTATTAGATAACATATATTTATTTCTTTTAATCATTTGGCATTGATAACTATTCAATATGAAACTATTTTTCTTTCTTCCTGGGTTATGTGCTGTATCTAAATACTTTTCGATAGTAGTGAAACGTTCAGCACAATCTAAACATCTACAATAACGTTTAGTAAAATCCTCAAGAGGATGTGGATCAACAGAAGAAACTCTAGTGTTTTTAGATTTACATTTAGGGCATTTCATTTTTTAATTAATTTGTAAATAGAAGAATAAAGAATAATGATTAGGGATAAATACCCCATAAGATCAAGACAATTCATGTGTTGATTTGTTAATAAATTATTAAAAATGTAAGATTTGTTACAGTGTGAACTACTGCAAATTTCAAAATGAAATACTATCAATTTAGTAACAAAGGCTACCAAAATGAGTTGCACTACTCTTAAGTACAGAGGTATCGCCTATATCAAGAAAGATACAGGCAGATACTTGAAAGACACTCCAGCAAATAGAGAAATTCTATTAGATGCAAAAAGATTTTTAGCTAAGAAGAAACCTCTTGCTGCTGTTTAGGATCTGGAATTTTATCCAAACCTAATCCATCCAAATAATATAGGGTGGGTTCAGCTCCAATAAAACCAAAAGCATCAGAAATTAAATCCTTTCGTTTTTCCTTTGATTGAAGGTAAAAGCCTAATAGGATTTTTTCTGCTTTTTCAAAACCTGTTGGATTACCAGTCAATTGTTCTAAAACATCAGCTGGCATAGTATCTACAATTCTTGCAGATAATTGATCAGCAACAACAGGCCAAGTATGTTCTGGTATTAAGGATAGAGTTTGTTCAATTAGCTCTTCTCTTTCTTTAGTAAGTTCTTTATCCATTTGATAAGACCCCTGATTTTTCAGAGGTCTACGTAACTTCATTACAGTTTAAGCAGGATTAACTTGAATATCAATCATATCTAATTCACCAAGAATTTCTTTTGGTGAAATACCTGCTTCATGATAAAGATCAGCTAATCCATTTGCTTCTTGAGAAATACTTTCTGCTAAATGCATAATTTCTTTAGCTCTTTGTGCAGTTAATACATGCTTGTTACCCCATTCATCTGTGTATTCAATGTCTTTAGTTTTCATGTTTGGTTTCCCATGCATGCGAGCTAATTTTTCAGAGTTGCGTACATATCTGAATGAAAGTTTGTGTTCATCTCTGTAACCTGCGTTATCAGTCCAGGTGCCAGTTAAATGAGAAGTTCTATTCTCATCATTTGTTAATTCAATAGAAGGAACTAACGATTTAATTGCTTTAACAATTTGCATTGTAGTAAGTAAGTTAATTAATGTTGGATTGTAATAGTGCATAGACTACACACTAGGACTTACATTTTAGAAAAGCCTAGTGAGTAATGCAACTGATATAACTTTTTATTTAGATCCGTTGATCAAAGTTAGTTCAGTATTTGGTATATCTCGGAAGATATACATTTCATCTGTACAGTTATCTTTTTTACTTGGAAAATTCATTTGAAAATCAAGTTCAACTGGACAGTTAGATAGCCATTCATAGAAGGCTTTTTGTTTAGTCATTGGCATTAAAATTACTCCAATAATGATTCATAGCCATAAAATCTACAGACGTTTTCTATTTGATCTACATCACATGGATGAGTCAATATAGAATCTTTAGATCTGTCTAATGCGTCTTTAAGTATTGTGAATAAATCTTCTTCTGCTTTCATCTTGTCGATGTAATCAGAGGATTCTTCAGCACAAGGACCACACATATAGCCAGAGTATTCATCTGTTTCAGCAGGTATTCGATTAACGAAACCTTCTTTAGTGGTATCTTTATGGATACCTTTGGCATAGCAATCTATACATAGATCACCAATGTCTACTGGATTATGAGTTGACATTAGATTATTAAATGTAATGAACATCTAGAACTTCTACTGGATCTAAAAAATCTCCATTATGAATCATGTTTAGTACACAATTTTCTTGTAATGGATCACCAGATGGACAGCGTTCATCGTTTTCAGTATCTACTTGAACAAGTAGTGTTACTCTAACTTTTTTAATCATGAGTTACTCCAATTTAAAAAGATCTGGATCAGTAGGATTAATACTTTGAACAGGTTGTCCATTGTATGTAAGCTCCATACTTAGCCCAAATTTTTTAGCTTGAGCTAAGAGGATTTGAGCTATAAGAAGAAAGGATCGTTTTGTTGTTTCTTCATGCCACTCGTAATTATTTTTATTAGAACAATTACCAATTAAAGTAATTGTTTTACCAATAGATTTCATACGAGGGATAAATACTCTTTTAAAACGATTTTGTCTTTCTTTACGTTTAGTTAGATCTCCAATCATGAAGACTTTTCCTCCTTTGGATGAAGGATATAATTTTTTGCAGCATTAGCTTGTCTTAAAGAATCTTTTAAAATAGAAGGATCTTTGCGTAGACATTTAATCCATGACTGTAAATAGTTGGCATGATTTTTCTCATCTGAATTAATTTGTAATTCATCTGAAATTAAATATGCAGCTAATTCAGCTATTAATTCTTCTTTTGCATATTTATCCAAGCCATACATGCCTGTGAGATCACGCTTAAGACGCTTGGAATGACCAGTTGAATGAGCCAATTCGTGCGCCCAGGTGGAGTACAAGGCATGAGCAGAATGGAACTTCTTACGTTCAGGCATTGTCACTATGTCTAGAGAGGGAGAGTAACAAGCTCTTTCACCAGCCCATTGGGTTTCTAACGTTTCTCGACGGTGGTATTCTGCAAATACTTTTTCGCAGTTCTCCATACGTTCTGGTTCAGGTCTTGGTTGTTCAGCTTCTCCTTGGTGTCTAGCAATGATTTCATCTTTATCTTCTCCTTCTATATCTTTAACATTAAAGATTGGAGAGAAATAGAATCCACCAGTTCTAGATTCTTTAATCTTTTCACCAAAGGTATTCTCTACTTCAATTTGATATTTACTAGGAACACAGATATAGCAAGCCTTAGATCCTTTACGAATCTTCCAACCTTTACTTTTTATCTGTCCTCCTCCAGCCCATAGAGGTAAAGGATAACCTCTAGCCATTTGATAAAAAGCTAATAGTGCAGGATTCTGTCCTGTATAGATGTGATGACTAAGGATGTTTTGTTGTTTACCTCCATTAGTACAATCCCATTCTTTTCTCCAAGGTTGTTTACCTGATTCCATCAGAGTAATTAGTTCTTCTACTAATTTTTCTTCTGGAGTAGGTTTCTTACTCTTGGGTTTTGCTTTTGAGCGAGTTGCTGTTGTCATTGGGTTTAAGTTGTTGTTGAAGTTTTAATGCGGCAGCTTCTGCATCTGATCGAAGGGGATATAAAGTCCCCCACCAGACAGTTTTACCGTCATAGTACCAAGGCTTGAATTCATTCACCCAGCCTTTGATAACAGGCTCAACGCCACATTTATCTGGTACTAGATCAGTGTGCCGATAGGAATGAAATTCCATGAGGATCTATTGGTTTAATACAATGATTAAACGCAGAATAATTCCAGTGATTAAAACGTAGTAAGACCACATAATCCACATACCAATTTGGTTGTGTCTGGAGCCACGTTTATAAGGATGTACAGCTAGATGAGGAGATCTATCCCAGCCATCTACCATGTAATCTTTTGTTTTAATGGTCATGATTTAGGTAATTTACGATTGAAATTCCAGTGATCAAATCGTTGCCATAACAAATAGATTCCACTCAGAATTCGTTTAACAAATTCCTCCAAGAATAGTATTGGTATAACAATGATTTCAAATACACCCAATCCAGTCATGATCTTCTAAGTACTCTATATGTCTATTCTGTATGGAATTAATCTTTTCATAGAAAGCAGCTGTATGAGTACGTTGTTCTACTTCACCTAAAGATTGTTCTATAGGTTTAGTAAGTAGATCACAACCATGTCCTGATACACCTTCTACAATTTCTTGTACAGTTCCATCAGGATTGATGTTAAAACGAAGAGTAATTTGAGGCATTAGTCTTGTTCCCGTAGGTTTCTATAGAGTGAAAGATGTCTGAATTCTTTTTCAAGACTCCAGTCTTTTGGAAGAGTTTTTTTAACTCGTTTTTCTATGAAAGTTAAAACACGATCAGCATCTTCTTTAGGTGCATCACGTAAGTATAGACGTATATAAAGAACAGACATAGCTATTTGTTCTCTATCTTTTTGCTTTAGATTTTTTTTCATTTGAGTATTCTCAATATGATCAAAAGCTTCAAGCATATGATCAACGTCTTTCATACATTGTTCAATAGAAAATTTATCAATCATTAACGATTCCTCTCAGCTGCGGATAGTGTTGGATGACCTTCAGATGTGTAATAGAAAGCATCTTCGGCTTTTTGTACTGCTTCATCACCAAAGCGTTCTTCTATTTCAGAAGGATCAACTTCAGGATGTTCATCTTCTAGCTCTTTAAGAGCATCTTCATAGAACATTCTTTTACGTTCTCGATTACCGTCATGGCTCATTGGAATCCTCCTTTTTAGTAGGTGTTTGGTATAACCAATCAAGAAAGATTTGTTTTCTCTCTTGATCAGTTAAATTTGGATGATCTTTTTGTACGATCTCCCAAAGGTCATCATGTTTATTCATGAGTAAGACGCCATAAGTGTTCAACCTTGGATTCAACAATAGCTTTTATCAGTTCAGTTGGTGCAACAGAATATGAATCATCTTTTACTTCTAAAATATTTTTATTTAAATATTGAAGATTTTTGGAAACTTTCAGTTTTTCACAAATATCTTTTACTTTATTAGAAGTAGATTCACTTAATCTGTAATTAACTTGTATCCGATTATTAAGTTTATTTAAAACTTCTTTAGATCTTTTTTCAAGAGTTTCTTTTACAATTTGTTGTTGTTGTTTTGTTCCTGTGTTTCTTTTAACCCAAGCAACAAGAGATCTACTTTTATATTTATGTAATGATTTAAAATCAAGATCATCAATTAATGTTTTCATTAATTACCTCCTAAGTAGTAGTTGATTAGTAATAGAGTTGCAACAATGGAACATGATTCCATTAAGGCACGTAGAAGATTCATTGAGATAACCCAAAGTATTTCATAGTGTGTTCTTGTAAGAGATCTAAATCAGATGGACCAAACTCAGGAGTTACATCGTCATAATGAATACCTCCTGGAAGATACTTGTCAGATCCTTTCATCTGTTTAAATGCTTCTAATAGAATTTCTCTATTAATAACGTCAGCTTTATTAAATGCTGGCACAAGAGATTGGAAGAATCCACCTCCAAATGATTCAATAGCAGCAGCCATTCTTTTGAATTCGTAATTAGTCATTAGATTAAATTAGGGTTGAATTTGTAAGCAGTTTATTGCGTCTTACTTAGGACGCTTAGGTTTGATTAAAGAAGTGAGATGCCAGCCATCACATTTAGGACATGAATAAGGACGTGTTTTACCACGCCCCTTGGATGCCATGCGAGCACCGACAGCTCTAGCTTCTTCTTCATTTCTATACAAGATCTTCTTGCATTTGTAACAATATCGAGTCAAGTTAGATAACTTACCGACATCTATTAAGTCACTAAGATCTTGTAATCTTAGTCTTTTCATTTAAAAGATCTTTATATTTCTCTTGGATAAACCAGTGCCAGGAATAGCAATGGATGCACGTACACCAGACTTACGCCCATTAAGAGTTAAACTTAATGGTCCAAGCTTGATTGTTTTAGAGGCTGATTGTGGTCCTCTTTCTGTGACATTAACTCCGAAGATTGTTTTATCGAAGTTAAATGCAGAGCGTTTTCTTTTAGCCATGTGTTTGAGTTGTGTTGAGTTTTGGGTCGCCAGAGGGGACTATTGTATTCATTCATTTAATAGTCCACCTCGGTTTTCTTACAGTACGTGTTTGCTTTTTACCAGTGGCATTGTACTTATCAGTCATGGTTAGCCACTGAGCATCGCCTATCTTTCTGCCATACATATATGCATTAACAGATTGACCAGGCTTAGGACCTGCTGGTTTTAGTTTTTTGACTGTAAAGTTTGTAGCTTGTTTCCAGTCGTTGGCTTTCTTTTGCTTCATGGTTTTTGCGAATGTGTTTGAGTTTAAGGTTGAGATTACAGAAGAACTCTGTATTATTTTCACATAGAGAGATTAAATGTTCCATTTCGACTAATTCAATTAAGCAAGTAAGTTCTTCTTTAGTGAAGTTAGTCATAGGTAAATTAATCCTCAATAATTCCTTGTATCCTTGGACCAAATGTTCGATCTATATGTCTATAAATGACACGATCTAAATGTTGATGACGAAGCCCATTTGTTTGATCTTGAACTTCAAGAAAAACACGGTCAGCTTCTTCTAAGGAGTTACAAGGAATATAGCCTCGCCTAATTTCATAAATGTTAATTCTCCATGGACCTTTATCTTCTTTACTGTTTTCATACCAATTACTTAAATAATTAGTGTCATGCCAGTCAGTATCTTTCATGATGGATGATTTGGGTGTGAGTTATTTATAAATAGTCTTATTAATAAATAACAAATGAAGATAGAAGATGCAAGGAAAATGTAATTCATGTTGTTAAATGTTCTTCAAATGCCATTGTTTGAACATCACCAGAACGTTTACCTTTAACCCAGTAAATCTTTCTAGTTAGAGCTTCATTTATCTTAACAATTCGGTAAGATTCGCCCTTAACTAGACTCTTGTTTGTGGTAGTAACTTTGGCAGTTACAGTATCACCTACTTGCATGGTTTTAATTGATTTAGGAGTGGAGTGCGATGTGTTGTTTATAGGCATTCGTATGCATTTCGTTAAGCGTAATAGGAGGTTCACCATAATTAGTCAGCTCTTCATCTGTAGGTTCAGGATCTCTTTCCCATCCCAGTTTAATCGCTGTACTTAAGATGTCCTCTCTATTCATATCAGCTAAATTCTTATCAGTTGTTTCTTCTAAGAAATCAGCAGCTCGGTCTTCATCATCTAGCGTACATTCAAGGATAGCAGCTTCGATTCTTTGCTTTGACCAGACTTGATCAGTTAGGTATAAAGCTTCATCGAGTGCTTCTTCTCGTACTAACTCATGTTTAAAACCGTGGGAGAGAGTCATTAGTTTTCTTGCTAATGCAATCGACAGTTCTCTCCATGTAGATTCTGTTGTTAGCTTGGGGGGACTATCAGTCATTGTTGTATAGGAAATAAGAGGTCTGTTATTGAATTCCCCTTTGGTTGTTCCCTCGTGGGGGTGTGGGGGAATTAAGGATTTGTTGGGTAACGACTACCAAAGTTTGTTACTACCCATTCTTGTATTGCTTGTGATGCAATATCAGCTATAGGTACTTTGTCATGTGTAGACATAATACCTAACTTTTTGTAGGCATCATCAGGTACAAGAACATCTTTTATCTTGTAATAAACCATTAGTTTAACCCTGAGTTCCAAAGCATTGGTGGATCTTTTGGATCATCAACAAAGCTTCCATCTTTAACTTCTAATCCTGTTAAAGGATCAACTCCTGACCATTCACTTGGATCAGAGTTATACATGGATTCCTTATCTTTCATCCAATCTGGAAGCATATCATCAGTTACTTCTTGTTTAAAATACTGATTTTCTTGCTCAGCCATGATGTTCATTCGTTCTTCATGTTTATCTGCATCTATGAAAAGGTTATCGACTTTGATTTCCTTGTCATAGTTTGTGTCTGATTGTTTCATTTGATTTCTCCTAAATTAGGAACAGTTACTGAAGCTG